GTGACCATCTCCATGTAGTTGGACGCACCTGTTCCAGTTATAGACATAATTTAATCAATAAGCTTTTATCAAATATTTAACCCTAAAGTATTTTAACACAAGAGGCACTGCTTGTCTAGGTACTATTGCAGGAGCAACACTTATTGACTCAGCACCAGTCATAGTCATAGTACCCTCATTGAGTTGTATACCAGCATCAGTAGGTGTAACACTCATGTTATCTTGTTTAATGAAGGTAACATTCTTCCCAACATCATTATTTTTATTATCATTCCATTTATTAATACCCCACGGTGAATCTGCTCCACCGTCCTGTGGGTAAGCATCATGAGTACCACCACCTGAATAGTTTGTTCCACTAACATCACCAGCAGCACTAGGGAATGATCTACCAGCACCCCAGATAATTCTACAAAGACCATTACCACCATCACCAGGATCAGATGCTACAGCACTAGATGAATGATGATAGTTTGCACCACCACCAGCACCATATCCCTGCCCATCACCACCAAATGCATCATTGTATATTGTAGTACCACCAGTACATGATCTTGAATTTAAAAGATTTGCATTTGTATTTGTATCTTTTATTTGCCAAGCAATACCAGCAGGATTATTGTCCCAATTATTATTAGTAGCACTTATATTAGTTACTTGGAATGTAATAATATGTGGTCCTTCAACAAGACCTGTTAAAGTAACAGTAGTTGATGGTGTGCTAGGTGTAGGAGTGGATATTGAGCTGAATGATTGTGTTGTTAATGTGCTACCATTAGGTGCTAACCAACTGAACACACCATTATTATCACAAGCCATCTCTACGGTAACAGATGAAATACCACCAGCAGGTACATCCAACACAGCACCACCTGTTTGTGGTGACCCTAGGTAAGGATCAACAGTACTCATATTTTGTACAGCAGGGTATATTGCATAGTCTTTCATAAACTGTGACCATACAGCAGCAGTACCAGATGATATATTACTAGCATTTACTGCGACCCAGTTCTTTGTACGTGACTGTGGTGATGCTGTATTCTCACCATTCAAACCACCCGAACCTGCCTGACCTCCAGATACTACACTGTAAGTAGTAGTAACACTATTACCACCAATACCATCAGAACCTATACCAAGTTTACCTACGCCACCGCCACCAGCACCACCTGATACACCTCCAGTAAGGTTGTAGTCACCACCAGCACCACCAGCACCAGATCCAGATGGAGCATTTTTTGATGTTCCACCTCCACCATCTCCAGCGTAGCCACCTGCACCACCACCTCCACCATATGTGGTACTATCTCCTCCTTTACCACCACCACCAGCAGTACCACCTTGCCATGTTGATGAGTCAGCAAGTCCACCTCCAGTAGATCCAACTGTTCCTACACCACCACCTCCAGCAGCACATGTTGAATAGTCTTTAAAATATGTTGTTCCACCCTCATGAGCAGATGTAACTATATCACTGGTACTACCAATACCACCTCCACCTACTTGAATTTGATATGATGATCCTGGTACGACAATCATCCCACTGATCCATGCCAATGCACCACCACCTCCACCTTTATTACCACCGCCACCACCAGCTCCTCCACCAATACAAAGTACTGATATTTCTGTTACTCCAGTGGGAACAGTCCATGTATATGACGTATTAACTCCTTTAGTTGTAGTAAATTCTACCTGACCTTCAGCTTCAGTAGGTGTTGAACTAGTATGTTCATTAGCATAATCAGCTGCTATATCATATGAATACATATCCTTCGGTGTATCCAATGATGCATCACTACCACTCTTAACTGGTCTATCTAATGCTAACCAGTGTGTATGTGCTGCTGCAACACCTCTTGTAGGTCCATAATCAAGAACCGCACCAGAACCAGTTTCATATCCTTTCTGACCATCCCAGTTGTTGTTAGAACCAGCAGACATACTTTGTCTACCATCTTGTTGACTAATCATTACTGAATGACTATGTGGTGGTGGACCTGTTAATTGCTTCTCTTCTAAAGGTCCAATCTGTAAAGTGGCTGTACCTGATAGTGTTCCAGTGATAAATGCTGTAACCTGATCATAACCACTAACCCTAGCACTACCAAAACTATATTCTTTTAACTGTCTTGCTCGTGATATATACCACTCACCACCCATGTCTCCTACTTCCATAGCAGCATCATCAGGTGTTATTGAACCAGCTCCATCTACACCACCAGGTCCATTAATCCTTTTCATTCTTAGATCAGGTACTTTAAATGTACCTAAATCAGTACTTGCTGCTGTATGACCTGCTCTACCTGTCTTTGAACCATTCCAATTCCTTGTGTCAACATTATTATCACCACCATACTTATTACCCAACACATCATATAATAATGGAAAGTCTGATATGTTTAAATCCTGTCCTTCACAGTAAACATAACCAGGATAGTTATATGCACATTTATCTTTATTAGTTACTGCATCCTTACTATGATCATCTACATACACAGCAATGATTGACCCAATAGGAGCACCTAGGTCTGCTTTAGTATCAGAATAGTGGTGGTTATATAACCCCTGATCTCTTTTGTTAGCGAAAATAGGCATTAGAACTTAATTAGATATTCGAGAACAATATATGGTGAAACAACATCATCAAACTTAATAACACTGCTTGTCCTTAGATTAACATCTGCTTGCAACCCATCAGGTCTCATAGTTGCTACATTAGTGGTAGCATTATAAGCAGTATCTCCATACTCACGACTTACTCTATGACTATGTGCTGTATAATCTGTTACTTCAGATCCTGGTGGTGATTCACTAGACATCACAGCATTACTAGCAGCAGGATATGTAAATCCTGCACCCTCATCACCTGTTCTAGTATCATATGCCCATGCCTCACCCATAGGAATTGAAACTAAATTTGGCCATGATGTAGCAGTATAATCATTTACTGTTAATGTAGGATTCCACAGTGATGGTAGTGCTGTTGCTGTTGCTGTTACACTACCAGAAGTTCTACTTCCACTAGTAGCATATCCCATAAAATACTTATTCCAATCAGTACATCTCCATGCACAGTTACCTTCTCCACCAATACTATTCTTTGTTGTATAATATTCAAATGCCCTACCATTACAAGCAGATTGGGTTATACTACCTGTCCAACTAGCATCCTGTGCTCTCAAATATGATGGTCTGGATTGGGTTGGATGAGCTGGGTGATCTTTAACAGCAACATAAAATATACTAGTACGATGCATGTGAGGTCCAAAATCACCTGGTCCAACACTTTCAGTCTCTGTTACAGTAGGAATAGTCCAACCGATATTACCATTCAATGCAAAATTTTGTTGTGGTACAGTAAACACACCATTAAATGAGACTGTAGCATTTTCACCAACATTGGAAGTGATATCTACACCAACACCAGCTTTCTTAACTGTTGTTGAATTAGCACCAGTACCACTTATTTTAGTAGCATCATTAATAAGACCTACGTTACCAGAAGCAGATGCCTGAATATGTTTTGAACCTAAGTCAGGTAATTGAAATTGACTATCAGATAAGGTTGTGTTCTCTTTTTTGTATATACTACCAGCACCAGTTCCAAGTATTTCTGCTAGTCTTGGGTATAAATCTTTACTGTAAACAGATCCATCACATTTCAAATACCCTGCTGGTAAATCTGTCTTATTTTTAACAGTATTTGGATCTGGATCAACAACAGGACTAGACCAGTTAATTATAGTACCTGGTGCATTACCTAATTTTGCTTTTTCCCTTTGATAATGCTTCATTTAGAATGCCCTGATCAGATACATCATACTCAACGAAGGAGTTTTCATATCAACATTAATATTTAGTGCCGATGGAATGTTTTGTGCTGCTATAGTATTTGCAGTACCAGACAGAGAACTTGATATCTTAATATCATCTACTGGTACAATAGTTGGAGCTTTCAAATATCCAGCATTCATAGTCACTTCAAATGTATAGTGTGAGTGCATTCCCTGATTTTGGTGGTATTCATTATTATGATCCAAAGCAGTACCATATGTCTTAGATGTTGTACTATCACCAGCAGTGAATAAATTTGTAGCGACAGCATCAGCAGCAGTTTGCTGACCTATCATACCAGCAGTACCATTATATGAATACCAATTCTTCTTTGTTGTATATGCACCGTATTGTGGATGACTAGACATTACTGGGTTAGTATGTGATCCAGCAGTAGTGCCGTCATATGATGCACCAATTGGTCTAGGTATCGGACCTGACCATACAGGTTGTGGTGCAGAATATGCTTGACCAGTTGAACCAACAGATGTTGCACTAGATACTCTTGGAATAGTCATATCAACCAAAGTAATATTCTGACTATATCTTGTTACATAACCATATCCACCAGGATTACCACCTACCATAAAATAATCTGCACCTGCATCTATCTGTGACTCTTTATAATTACCTTCACAACAACCAGTAGCAGTCGGACATTCAAATCCTTCAACATCATCACCTTCAAGTAGTGCAGTAGGATATCCAGATAGGTTAGCAGGATTGGAATGCCTGTGTGCTGGCATATGATCCTTACTCAACTTTCTAGGAACAACATAGAAAGTCTTAAAGTATGATGGTGGGTTAACTGTAAATCCTTTGATCTGTCCTGTTAAATTACCAGAATCAGATACTGTGAAATTAATATCAGCAGGTGCATTCATAGATGTAGCTGGACTAACTCCACTACCATCACCTGATATCAATTGTGTAGTACCAGTACCTTGAGGTGTTAGAACATCTTGAACAGAAGGTTTAATCCATTCAACTTTTAACACCATTGGATTTACTCCAGAAGGCAATGATGTTGCTGGTATAGTAATAGTATCATTTATTGACCATGCAGTTCCACCATCAGTAATAGTTGTAACAGCAGCTCTACCAGTACTATCAACGTCTACAACAATATTCAAACCACTACCACTACCATCATCTGCTATTAGATTATTAAATGTATATGTGGTGCTTGCTCTTAAGTCATCAATCTCTCCAGATGTGATAGACAATCCACCAACAGAGTTACTGGCTGCTGTCTGTCCCATTTGCAAGTGTGCATACTGTGCAGCAGAACTAACATATGATGGTTCATAATCAGTAAGAACTCTACCATTTAAGTTAGGTAGTCTAAAGATATCACCAGAAACGTATTCACCATAGGCATGAGAATTCAGACCACCAGTTGGTCCATAGGTATTACCAAGAACAGAAGCAAGTACAGGATATTCTGCACCCTCTAATGTTTGTCCAGTACACTCCAACCACCCTTGAGGTATTGAAGCTCTATCACCAGACCAAGGGAGTATTGTCCCAACGGACGCTCCCTGCATTTTTCTTTCTGATTCGTAGTATCTCATAGGTTTATATCTCCGCTAGCCACCATCCTGTATATGTGGATGGTATCGTGTTTGCCTCACTATCTTCAGATCCAGCATAGACTAGACCAAATCCAGCATTACGTGTCTGAACTATAAGTTCACCACCTTGATATGAACTACTTAGTCCACCAGCATTTGTTCCTTGTGCATCACCTTGCATTCTAACACCCAAAGGAGCACGAATGATTAATGATGCATCATAAGAGAGGTTACCTCCAACCTCAATGAATCTAATCATATCACCAGTCTCTGCATCAGCAGGTAGTGTGAATACAGTATCAGCAGCAATGGTAATCATATAGTTCTTA